TTTTAATGACATTTGCAATAATACCATCAGGCTGAGCTTCTATAAAGTCAGCCGGTGTGCTTTTGCATTTACATTTGCTAAGTAGTTGCTCACATACTTCGCAGTGAGTTAGTGCCATTGTATTTTATTTTTCTTTGCAGTGTTCAAACTTATTAGCTGCACTTGTATCTTTCCAGTACTTGATAACTGGAGATACAGGCAACAGTTTACGTTTAGTTCCGCCCTCACATGCATTCTCGTAGAAGGTTCCTTCAATTCTGATTACGGCCATCGTATCGTCAGGCAAGTGCGCCCAACGATTAAAAATAATTACATAACCAGTGTCACGGTCACTACAAACCATAGGTTCTATCTGTTCGTAATGATCTGGCTCACATGCAAATGCCAGTAAACCGAGTATAAGCAGAACTGGAATCCACAATAGCTTACGATAGTTGCGTCGTCTGCTATTGTAGTAAGGACAACTGGTATCTGCCCCATCACAAGGATCAGTAAGTCTTTTGGTGCAACGTGTACACACACGTCCTGGATTCTTTGGCATGTTTTGAGTTTTATAAGTTACCATTCGGAACCATCTTCCTTTTCTTTTGCAGTACGTAGGTCTGCATGATACTGCATATACTCTTGAAGTATAACTGTGATACAATCTTTAATTACTTCACATGTTTGAGAAGGAGTGACTTTAATTGTATGACGTTCACCGTACAAATGATACATAAATTCCCACGACTGTTTGTAGAATACTCCTACAACAGGAATATCTTGAGTCAATGGAGATTGATATTCAACAATTGCACAGTGTTGAATCTGCTCAAAAGTCTTTTTCATTACTTATGTTTCTTTGTAAAGCTAGCAGTAAAATCAAGCATTTCCTGCTGTTCTTTAGTTAACGGCTCTGAATTAATTTCAGATTCATGCAGATGTGTATCATCCACTTCTTTTGGAGGATCTGGGCATACAGCAGCGTACCACTGAGTCCATCTTGCTCCATAGTCTTCAGGCCAGTTGAATGGATCAACCTCTGAATTTCCTCGAACTTCCTCAGCCAAGTCAGGAAGGATAGTCTGTAATGCGTTAGATACAGACTGCCCGTATCTCCATGCTGGGTTAGCAGTATGCATAGCATTAGCCAATCGAAGAAGCATCTCCAACTGTGGCTGGGTTATTGTATTTTGTATTTTCATAGTTTAAAAATCTTGGTTAGGAAATTTTTCTTGCATAAATTTTCTAATTTCTACTACATCCATTACCTGTAGTTTTTTAATGACTTCAAGTACTATGATTGAGAACTTAACATCATTGTTATCTATGTCACTGTTTGGCACACAGTTAGGAAAGAAATGCTCTAGAACCGCATAGATTATGTGCTCTGAAGTTAAGTGTTTTTCTGGATGATTGAGTTTTATACTCAACGTGCTAACTAGTAGTTTATAACATGTTGATCTTAATTTAGGATCACGATGAGCTGTTGCCCATGTTACCTTTGGAATAGGCGTATCCAACGGTTCAAACTCTTTCCATTCACGGAAATGATGTCCTTTTGTAAGTGCATGAAATATAAAATTACCTACAACAACGGCTATAATAAGTCCTGTAAGTAACAGCATAGATAATACTGTTTCGTTTTCAAATATCTGATGCATAAAGATAGGTTAACCCCTCTCGTTTCCAAGAGGGGCATAGGGTTATTTAATCTCAAGCTGCTGCACGAACTTGAGTATTTGGTTGCATGGTAATAATAGGTGTGTCTTTCTTCTTCTGCCCTACAAGCTTGAGCTTGAAGTAAAAATAAGAATAAATACACAACTTATGAAATTCATCCAGACTCATAGAGTCTTTATGAATACACAAGTTTAAGATGTTTTGTGCTTTAACCAGATGTTCTTTGGCCTCAGCTACATCTTTCCACTTACTACCATTTCTTCTCTTATAAGTTAAGTACCGAGTGTAAACACCAGTGAAGAAGCTACGAGGAGAATCTCCGTCATCTGCTAGTTCTTGAACTGCATCTAACATCTTCTCAACCTTTTGCTCTTTACTCAACTGTAGCCATTTAAGAACTACAGTCAGTGTCTCTCGATCTGGTATTTTGAGGACTGCTTGAGCATACAACTCTTTGGATCCTTTCATGATGCTCTTACGAGCTTCACTCCAGGATTCTTTCGTCAACTTGAGAATCTCTAATGCAGTATCAAACCTGCTTTCGGGATTTGCAAGCCGTTTAGCCAATTTAGCTGTATCCAAATTGAGTCCTACAATTCTCAGCGCAATACGCTGGACTAGACTCATACGCAAGTATTTCGTTTTCTTTCAGTGGCTTAGACCAGACTTCTGCACTATCGTCTAATTCCACGTCCAGTAGTTGTTCAATGTGTTCCCTTAAGAACTTAGGGCTTCTACATACAGCTCATGGCAAGTTTATTGATTGGCTGTAATTGATATTGCCTTTTGAAGGAAAAGTATTGTCGATGTATTTTCCACTTATCTGAGTATATTTACCCTGTAAGAAAGGATAGATGATATTCATATAAGTTTCTTCATCTACCTTAACCCGAAAGCAATCATCTTTCACATGCTCAATTGGTATGCCATATTTACCATAGGCAGCTTCTACGCTAACCTGTAACTCATTTGGAATTAAATACAAGTACTTTCCCCATTCTTCAGGCTCGGCTTCCTGATGTCCTACATAAATAGATACTTTACCACGAATGGTATAAGGAACTAATCCACAGAGAAAGAAAGTACTTTGGTTGACATTTGAAAAATAACTCATTAAATCTGTAAGGGAATTTTGCCATTGTTCATATACACTTCACGAGGAAATTCCCATTCTCTTGTGGTAGTATGGAATTCCCATCTGCTCAGTAAATTACCTACTCCTTCAAAACTCTGCGTACCCTCCCACAACTTCTGCATATCAATATCCGATAACGAATACAACAATGCTCTATTTCCTTCCACCTTGGGTACTACCATAAACAGAGGAGCCTTAACAGTATAACCTTTAACCCTTTCTAGGAGATTACTTGAAAAGGCTGGGCTTACAGCTCTGCCAGCTAATAACTCCTTCACTGCATACCAATAGAAGTATGCCTGAATATAGTATCCATAGTTTATAAAGGAGCCTTTGAACTCATGAGCAGACTTGCGAATGGTTTTAATGTCAATAATTTCAATGGTTTGTTCTACATCGTTAATTACTAACATGTCCAACATTCCTTTACATTTGATGTCACTAAACATAGTGCCTCCAAATATCCAGTAAATAGGTACCTGAAACAATACTTTCTTTCCTCGTGCAAAGTAATCCTTTGTGCAAGGATTGGACAGCAATTCCTTCTTACAGATCAATGCAGTCTGGTACTCTTCGGCAGTAAGAATTTTCTTGTTCTTAGCTTTAGAGCGCTCTTTGTAGTAATCTACATGAGCTGGCTTAGTTCATAGGTTACGCATTACATTAGTAATAGCCATCCCGTACCCACTGTCATCGTAGGCACGTTGAAAGTAACTTTTGTCATGATTTGCAGTTAAATCAAGCGGTAATGCGTCTATGAACTTAGCCATTAATCCTCCCGGTCTTTCAGTAGTACTGATGTGAAAAGTCTTATCCAATGCTTCTGGATCAGTAATCATCATATCCAAGGCAGATCCTACCCTAAAGTGAGCAGCATCATCCCCTTCTGCATCTGGATTATCGACTCTTCACTTCACCCAGTTGGGTTCAGTAGCTATCTGTTTAAGTGAGGAGGCATTTAGAAAAGGTATCTGCTTATACTCTTTTCCTTCGGTTAACTTTTTTAGTATCAACTGGAATAGGTTTTCCTAAAATGTGTTCAACGGCCAGTCTAACCTGTTTTTGGTTAGAGGGCATGTAGAGTGTGTAATTCAAGTTGTTGTCAGTGAGATGTCTTTTAAAGAGTTTCCACTTTAAAAGAAAATCAGGTGTCTTCATTCCCTTTGTCTCAATTACCCAATTTTTTCCAACAAAGTCAGGAGTGTAAGTGATCTCACGGACACGAGGCATTACCCTCTTGCCATCGAGAGGTACAAAAGAAGGGAAATCAAAAGAAGGCAATAGCACGAAAGAATGTAACTCATATTCGTACTCAATTTTATACTGGTCAAAGTAATCCAGCAGCATACTCTTCTAACTTAGATCGGTATTTGCCGCTGGGAATAGCTTTAAACTTGTGTTTAGTACTGGACGCGGATTGCTTCCCAAGTGTCCGCTTTAATAATTGTCGGCTCATTGTTCAAATATACTTTTCGAGCCACTCGTTCAACAGACGGCTGATCGTCCGAAAGAAAGTGTAAACCGTGTTCATTTCGAGAATAGAAAAAGCCGCAGTGGGGGAAACGCTGAAGCCCAAACAGCATTCCTTTGCGAACAATAAATGCCCCAGGAACACTATTTAAGGCTTTGCTCAGTTCAGCCTCAGTAATAGCCTTTTCGGCAGCATGCCACAAAGTCATTTCATTAACAAACTGTACTGAAGAATCAGTAGTGACATGAGCTACTGTTACAGATACACAGTCTTTTTGAGACATGTTCATGATCGCTCGGTCAGTACTGCCAACATCGTTGATTACTAGAGCAAAAGACTGAGCTTTTTCCAAATATCTAGGAATGTCCAGCAATAGTTCCTGTTTGCTGGTACCAAAAGTCTGTTGATTATGAAAATCTGTAACTATTACATGTTTTCTCGCTTCTTCTGGAATACGAGATAATTGAAAAAAGATTTCATCACGGAGATTGTGATTAGTCTTTACATTGCCGTTGATGCAGCACATCCAATTCATTGTGAAGACGTTGAATTTCATAAGCCAACTCTAAGTTCTGCTTATAAAGTAAATCAATTACTGTTTCTTTCTTAGCCAACTGTTCCCGCATGTATTTAGTGCGGTGCAAGTATGTGGCCATATCAATTACCATTGTATTGGAGTTTGTCCATCAGCCTCTAGTAGGATATTACAAGTACTAAAACATCTACTGCCTATGAAAGCTGGATAGTCTTTTCCTTGTTTGGTAGCCCCTAGTGGGGATGGATGACTTGTCTTGATTACTTTGTGATGACTCGGAATGTATTGTTCATATGCATGTGCGTGTTTGCCAAATAGAAGCCATACAATCGACTTTTCTTGAGTAGCTAACACTTGCATCACACATTCCGTAAAGCTCTCCCAAAGCTTACAGTGTGCTTCAGGAGTACCTTCTTCAACTGTCAGTGCAGTATTCAAAAGCAATACTCCTTGTGCAGTAAGACGTGACCCTCATTCTTCCTTGTAATTAAGCGATAAACGCTCAGGGTCGAATGACATAGGATACACATCATTTTGAATTTCACTAAGAATGTTTCTAAGACTCGGAGGTAGAAAAAATACATCCTTCACATCCTCATTGATCGAGAAAGCTAATCCATTTGCAACAGGTACATCTCCTGCAAATGAATGATATGGATCCATTCCACAGATCACTACTCGTACTTGATCAAGAGGAGTCTCTTTAAAAGCCCTAAAAAGATTCTTTTGTTCTGGAACTATTGTCGCATGTTGCTTTCGCTCTTTAAGGTAAGTGAATATTTCGTCAAGTTCTCCAAATACTCTATCGCTAAAAGCATTGATTCATGACTCTCCGAAAAAAGGAATTAGTTTATCTTTCATTACTTTAGTAGTTTGTTAGCTAATTCTTCAGTATCATCGTTAATGGATTCTTGAATGACTCTGAAGAGCATCTTATCTTTGGGCAAGACTAAATCATCATTTACTCGCTTTGCATTGATTGCGTCGATGATGTGTTTGTCTTGTGTTAATTCCGGTTTGATAGCAATGCTTCGGTAGCACTGCTTACAAATAGGGTACAACTCTCGAAGTTCATGTACTACAAGGTTGTTGATACAAATGCTGCACACATTGAGGTATTCTCCATTGTGATAAATAGGATACCATTGGCCGTGTGTAAGTAGAGATGTTGCTCCTACAGGATCTTCATGAATTTCGACGAGGTTATGATTCTCATCTACTCTTCAGATGTCTTTAACGTTTAACCCTAATGAATACTTAGGAGTGAGCCGAAGCCCTTCGAGGGAGATAGCGTCTAATCTTGGCATAGACTTATTTGGGTATAGGGCATTGTCATCACAATCAATATAGCCAGTACTAACCAGCTCGTCAATAGTAGCATGTAGCCCAGGCTTAGAGTAGTTGTATCGTTTTCACAATATATCTACACATCGGTTGGCTAGAATGCCTGGCATTTGTTCGACCTCATACATAACTGCTGAAGCCATCTTCTGCATTAGGATATGGGTAAGTTGAGACATTCGTACACAATTTTCTTTGCCTGTTCAAACCCTACTGCCAGTACTAAGTCAGACACATCCTTAGCTCCATATTCTTCTGGAATAAAGATGGTCTTATAACCTGCTTCAGCCCATTTAGCTGCACAGGCTTTACCCGCCTCATCGTTATCCATAAGTACAGTTAATCCCTGTAAGTATGCATGATGCATTGCTGGATCAAATGTATCCGGGCCTACTGATTCAGAGCTAAGTGTTAGTGCTGAAATGCCCATCTCAAATAAAACCATAACATCCTTTAAAGATTTAGTTATGACTATTGGAAAGACTCCAAATTGAGTATGCGCAAAAGAGGCTGATAAGTAAAACTTAGGGTAAGTGTTTCTCCATTTACTTCGTTTATCTGCAAATGGACGATAAATCTTTACGTAAGGTAACCCTTCTGTATAAGCAAAAGCTATTTCATCATGTAGCTCCACTACTTTACCTGCTGAGAGAATAGCAGATATAGGAACTACAAAGAAAGATTTACATGTCTCTTTGCTAATACCATACTGTGCCCAGTAAGCAATATGAAAGTTACTCCACTCACAAGGAATATAATCTAGTTTGTACTCAGGGCTTTCGGAGCTGTATGAGTGTGCAAATCTTCTTTCTTCTACAGGTTTTGTTTTCTTTGGGTACTTGGTGTCTAAACCGAGTCCAAAGTCTTGGTTGATGATCTTCAATGCATTGTAGAAATCACAATGATGAATCTCTTTTACCAACTGAAAACAGTCCCAAGTTAATCCTCTACCAAAATCAATAAAGTATTTGAATCCTTTACGATTGGTATAGAATGTGCAGGAAGGGTTAGTATCTTCCCGTAGTGGAGACTTAAACTTCCTCTTCTCTCTTCACTTCACTCGTAGATACTTCTCGAATATCTGCTCTTCGGATATCCGATCCAGTATGTCTTTCTTGCTAATCATTTTTTAGAAATTTATCGAGCTTGGCTTTAATCTTTTTTAGTAAATATCCTCTTTTTGCATTATCTGGATCAGTATCCCATTCGGATTTATCTACATTAAAATGTTCTTCTATCTCAACAGAATCGGGGTCTTTTCCAAAGTAACTCTCAGTTTTTACTTCTGGAATATATTTAGCCAGTAGAGCTTTAAGTTTTTTCTTTTTTAGCATAGTAAAAGGTAAGGCTCCCAGCTTTTACACCGGGAGCTTTGGTTATAAATTAATACAAATCTCCTTCGCTTACTTTCGTATTGCGTGTAGGAGTACTTTGTGCATCCTTAGTCATTCTAAGTTTACTCGTATCTATGCTGTTGATAGGCATATCTGAATGGAAAGCCCAGCGGTAACGAGGAAACTCAGGCCATTCGCCTTTAATGTCGTATTGCAGCACAATACCACACTTCTTTCCTTTTGCAGTAGCTTGAGTAATCGCAGTGATCGCTTTATCTGCGAATTGTTCCGCCGAGTCAGCTTGAACTTCGCCACAATCAAGTGCATCTAGGAGTACATATAGACTACCCGTAAAGTTGTCAATTGCTTTACGCCGTGCGTCCTCTGGAGATTGACCTTCTTTAGGCTTAACCTCATCCAACTTGGGATACCAAATCTTTTGAGTAGCAGATCCCTCCTTATTGGAGAACACGATTTCAATGTACTTGTTTTTGTTCGGTGTTTCTTTAGCACCAATAGAATTAACTACTGAATCGGAATGAATACCGACTTGAAGACGACGACCTTCTGAAGAAGGACGACCAAAAGTATCAGCCATGATAAAACATTTAAATGGCTGTATTCAAAGTGTTAACCTGCTCAAGGCAAGCTAAATGACCCATTGAAGGGCAATATATAGTTAGTAGAAATATTAAACCTTTACTCTTGAATTCCAAGATCTAACTTACGTATTAAGCCTACTACTTCTCCCAAGTCGTTGGGCATTTTATAGGGTAACACTCCTTGAACACTGCGAGCTTCGGTTGCTCCATCTGTCTGAGTAATAAACCAATACTCTCGACGATTGTCACTTGTTGTGGAGACATCAGTGTATAAGTTGTAGGATAGTCTAGAATTAAGATTGACTTTTGTGAGTTTTTGTCCTCCATGTTTAGTGCGATATTTAGTCACACCATCTTCTTGATAACCTTCCTGGTGCGCTCCGAATACTACAATCAAATCTTCTCGTAGCTCACTAGCTATGGTATATAGTTCATATACGTCCATTGCCAGATCGCGCCATCGATCATACCCACTCTTTTTCATGTCCCGCATTTCCATGTCATTTTCAATAGCAGTAATGGTATCGACAACAACTACTTTAACATCAGGACGAGAGGCAGAGATTCCTTTAAGCACAGTGATAATAGTTCCTACATCAGAAGTTTCAATGTAGTTTTTCTTATCTTTAGAAAACTGTGCTCTTCATCCTGCCCATGCCAAAGGTTTCCCATCAGCATTGACATAATACACTGAATCTGGATACTTTTCTACGAGTTGTTTAATTGAAAATGTTTTACCTGTACCCGGGGCACCAGTAAGTTGAACTACAAACGCCATTTAGATAGATTTATTTATAGGCGTATTCAATAGGCATCAGTCGATTCATACGAATGACTAATGAAACAATAGAAATAACAATAAATACCATGAAATTAGGGGATTCATCGACATTCTCTAGGGATTAGGAACATACTCTCCTTCATTGCGTCCTGTATAAGGCACAATACGAGAGTAAGCAAATTGATCAATCATCATAAGGATAGTGTTTGACTGTCCGAAACGGTTCTTAATCAAATGGAAGTAAACCATAGCTTCATCAGGGTTATTTGGATTGTACACAGGGAGTCCTTTAGGATAAGTAGTTCCTATCTGAGGCCCGTAATTGTAACTAATTCCATTGATTAAGCTGGGTTTATGGATAACTAGGACATAATCAGAGCAATAGTATGCAGAACTGGCCGCAAACAAATCACTCTTTTGAGGATAGTGCAACTTAGGGTTCATCACTCGCTTCTCATTCTCGATCTCTCGATTCAACTGAGATAGAGGAATGATAATGATCTTCCCTCCCATGCTGATGATTTCTTTCTTTAGCTGCACAAACATTTTATACAATTCGTCGATAATAGACTTCTCCTTGTCAGTCTTACCCGACACCAGTAGAGTATGGTCAAGTGTAACAACCAACCCCGTATCGTTCTCTACTAAATTACGGGTTAGAAAGAAATCCATAATTGTGTCATAAATCTCATGAGCTGTACCTGGCACTTCAACTACATAGACACGAGTGTTACTAATTTCGGAAAGAGCTTCCTGCACGTGCGTAATGCTTTCCTCGCTGATGGGTGAGTATGCAGAGTAAAGTGTTTCTCGATCCATAGACAACTTGTTAGACACTAATCTTGACAAATCATCTACAGCAGGCATCTCAAAAGAAAATGATAGGATATCAAACTTTTGCTCGTTAAGTTCAATGAAGTTTTTCTTCAGCAATTCAGCCGTAATAGATTTACCACCACCAGACATACCAGCAATGGTTAATATTCTATTTCATTCCAATCCGCCTAAAAGTGCTTTGTCTAAGGAAGGAAACCCAGTCTTAAGACTACCTTCTTCTCCACTCTGCCGCTTGCGAATAAGTTCGAGAGTATCATCGACACAAGCAGAAATATGCCGTATAGGGAGCTTACTAGACTGCCTAAAGGATCCTGCTTCTATTGCTATGGGCTGGTTCATCCGAAGTTTCATTATTTAATGCAATTTGCCAGTAGCCTTTCTCCAGATAGTTGGGTGCTATAGGAAAGTAAGCTAGCTCATTGCGCTGTATCGAATTTATTTTCCTTGCTTTGACATCTTCCTTTAACGCAT